CTTCACCTGCTTAGCGGCAGTGTTGCCGATAGCAGTGAAGCCGCCGCCGGTGACAGCGGTGTAGGTCACGTCATCGTCCGACTCTTCCAGGCGGAAGGTCAGATCGGCGCCAGCGCCGGCAGCAGTGCCGGACAGGATCACCTGAATGTCGCCGTCGTACTCAAGCAGGTCAACGCCGGTCTGGTTGCCAGTGCCGGTGATGGTGGTAGTAGCCAGCAGCGTGAAGTGCTGCAGCTTGTCAAGCGTCTGCTGAAAGATCGCCATCGGTGTTCACCTTTGTGCGGGGTTTGCGTTTCGGAGCTATTACCGGCTCGGGCTCAGGCGCGAACTCAGCAGCAATGCTGGCCGCAACCGCCTTGCCGATCCCGATCAGCAGGCGTGCATCAGCAGCGGTGGCCGCCACCTTTGCTCCAGCCCTTGCGAGCTGGCCGCCCACCATCGTGGTCTTCAGGATCTCAATTTCCATGTTGGTCAGGGGCGGCCGTTAAGCCGCCCCACCTCCATCAGATCAGAGGGTGTTGTTGCCACGGCAGAAGCTCTCGGGATGACGGACTGCAAAGTCCACATCCTGCAGAGCCACCACGCGCACGGTGCCGCTGGTGCTGTGAGTGTAAGGATCCACGGTCAGATCCAGGCCAGACCACATCGCCATGATCAGCTGGCTCCAGACGGCAAAGAAGATGTCGCCAGAGGCCACCTGATTGGACACCACAGCGTTGTAGCCGTTCACGGTGCCGCCAGGCTCAAACACATAGGCGCCGGTGTCGGTGCCCTTGTCCTTGGTCTTTAGAGCGCCGCGCAGGGAGGCGTTCATCAGGTAGGCCATCGCGCCGATGTCGGCGTTGTCGGCAGCGATCTTCGACTCCATGCTCACCACCTCGGCATAGGTGGGAGTGGCAGCAGCAAAGTCCTCGGTGTTGATGCCGGTGGTCAGCTTCACGCCGAGGGGTTGGTTGCTGTTGCCCAGGCCGTAGAGACCAACGCGGTCGATCTCCAGTGCCAGCACGGTGGCGAGATCCTGGCGGATCATCTGCTCCACGTCGATGCTGGACTGCAGCATCAGACGGCGGCTGTAGTCGGTGAATGCACCCACGGTCTTGGGTGACAGGTTCACCTGATCGACGGTCTGGTTGCTCTCGGTAGGAGCACCGGACTCAGCCACCCAGTAGGCGGTAGCAGCGCCGGTCTGGCGGGGGATCGCCACGTTGCCGGACAGGCCGGTCAGGCTGGAAACGCCGAGGCCAGCCAGAGCAGAGCGGTTGCGCAGCAGCTCGATGAACGAACCGGGGCGGAAGTCCACGCCAACCAGATCACCAGCAGCCGAAGCGGAGGCGACGGTCAGATCGCGGCGCAGCACCTCGTTGGGCACCATGATGCCCTGAGCGGTCTTGCCAGCCTTGGCAGCAGCAGCCTCGGAGCACTCACGCTCGAAAGCAGCGGCTTCCCACAGCTTGCGATCCTGAGGGTTGGCCAGTGCGTTGATGGCGCGCTGGAACGAGAACTCACGCACCTCCTTGGCGGTCATGCCGATGTCGGCAGCCTTCTCGGAGACGGGCTCCACCTTGGCGCCCAGCTTGTCGAGAACAGCGGCGCGGGCCTCATCGAGGCTGCGGCCACCTTCGATCAGCTGGCGGCCAAGATCGGCCATGCCGTGCTTTTCAGTCAGAGCAGTGATGCCGGAGATACGGGCGCGCTCAGCCTTGGCAGCTTCTTGAGCCGCTTCAGCCCGCACCGCCGTCAGATCGGGGGTGTTTTCCATCGGAACCTCAGGTTCTGTTTCGGGGGGTTGTGATGCGGCGGAGGCCGCAGGTTGAGCGTCGAGAGCACGCCCGACGCCGACCGTTGGGTCTGCAGGTATGCTAACCACGCTCACTTCGTAGGGACTCCAGCGAGTCGCCACGAAGTCTTCACCGCGCTGCTCCATGTCGTTGATGGCATAGCCAAACGACACGTTCCGCAGCACACCATCGCGCACGTCCGCCAGCACTTCTTGCGCAAAGGCGTTCTTGCTGAAGCGCACGTTCACATAGCCGCGCTTTGCTTTGTCATCAATCCAAGCGCGCTCAACAACACCGATCACCTTGTTGGGATCGTGGTTGAACAGCACTGGGGCTGAATCGTTCAATCGGCGGAGATCAGCGGCACCGCGCTCATGGCTCAGCACCTCATTGCCGAAATAGCGAGCCACAGGGAACTCGCTCGAAAAGGGGAACTCGATGCTGCGCTCGTCTTCGCTGACCTGGAAGTCAGCAACCTCAGAGCGTTTCAACAGTTGCCCTTCTAGGTCACGCGATAGATCCATCGGTGTTGTCCGGGTTGTCGTTCACATTATCGGTCGGCTCGGGCGCAGTAGCTGTTGGTGCAGGATCTGAGCCGGGGTCTGTGTCGAACTTCAGGTCCAGCGCCTCGGCATCGTCCAGCTCTTGCCGGCGTGCGCGCATCAGCTCCTCAATGTCGCCGCCTTGCTCCGCCACCACCTCGCTCAGGGTCTTGAAGCCATTGCGCACCGCAGCCGCGTAGGCGTCCACCTCTTTGCCGGGGTCCACCCACGCCCAGCCGCGCGGCATCCACCGCACTGCCTTGTAACGCTCTGCCTGCAGCTCGTAGTTGGCCAGAGGCAACGCACCGCTTAGCACCGCCATGTCAAGCCACACCTCAAAGATCCGCTGGTGCAAGTTCTCGACCAGCCAGTTCTGCAGGATCCGCCAGTGGTCACGATCCTCCAGCAGGCTCAGTCGGCTGCTGCTGTAGTTGGTCTGGCTGAAGTCACGGCTCACCGTCTCGTAGCTGCAGCCCACACCAGCCGCCATCGCGCGCAGCATCGCCCGCACGAACGGCTCAAACTGCCCGTCCGGTGCATCCAGTTGCGGCACTGTCACGCTCTCGCCCGGTGCCAGGTACTTGAACACGCCCGGCTCGAACGATGACACCCGCTCGCCGTTTATCACCTCATCACCCATCAGCTCGCCCTCAGGGCTGGTGATGAAACCCATCAGCGCGCTGCTGGCGCGAGCCCGCACCACCTCGGCCTGCTCGTAGCCCTGCAGGTGATGCAGCCGCTGGATCGCGCTGCTGAACCATGTCACGCCGCGCGTCTGGCCCGGTCGTTCCATCCGGTACAGGTGCAGCACCTCATCAGCCGGCACCCGCTTGTGGCGCTGCGTGCTGATCTGCTGGTTGCTGAACTGGTAGTCGCCGGGGTGGTACGCCAAGAAGTGATACGCCACCGGGCGCCCCCAGGCGTCCACCTCCACGCCCATGCGGATCTCATTGCCCTGCTGGCTGCGGCCGTTCAGGCCGTCATCAAGCAGGTCCGCCTCCAGCACCTCCAGCGCCAGCGGTACAGCAGAGCCGCCAAACGGTTGCTTGACCATCCGAACGAACACCTCGCCCGACTCGGCCACGCTGCGCACCACCAGCCGCTCGATGTCGTGGAACGTCAGCTTGCCGCCCGTGTGGCAGTAGCGCGCCTTCGTCCACCGCTTCCATGTCTGCTCGATCTGATCGTTCACGCCAGCATCCAGCCGGCCGCCACGCAGCATCCGCACCTGCGCCTGGAACGGGATGCCCTGGCCGACCACATTCCCCTCGATCGCACGCAGCGTCTGCCGCGCGTAGTCGTTGTCGCGGCACAGCTGCCGCGCACGATCGCGCAGCTTCTGCGCTGACCCATACACCTCGCTGTCCGCGCTGGTGTTGCCCGTCACCCAGTCCGCCGTCAGCCGGCTGAACTTGGCGCCCTCATACATTCGCCGCCGGAATGGTCGGGCCGGTGCCGGGGTGCCGCGCTGCAGCCAGCTGTAGATCGCAGAACGGATGCCCATCAGAAGCGCACAAAGAGGTTGTGGGGGTTACCGAGCCCTTGCGCCTGCAATGCAGCCGCTTGTTCCCGCTTAACCTCCGCTTTTAGCTTGCTCTCAAGCGTAATCAGGTCAGCCATCTCCATCTTCTTCAGCCGCCTGGTGCCGATGCTGTACTCCTGCACCGCGCCGCCGGAGATGATCGCCCGCATTGCGGCCTGCACTGCATCGAGATCTTTCTGCGCTTGGCTGCGGTTGTCCACCGCTGACGGCAAGCCGACATAAGCCAGGTTGGCGTCGATCTCGAACTGACCCGAGCCCAACGTGACCGTCTCGCCCGCCTTGGTCGCTACCGCCTGCCAGTAGCCAGTGTCATCCGCGTGGAAGCCTTCGGTCGTCGCCGCCGTCAGGCTGAACTCCCAGCCCTGCCCGTAGGCAGTGCCCACTGTGGTGGCGCCGTGGTGGTTGCGGTTGAAGCGGAAGTAGTAAGTCAGCGTCCAGCCGGTCTGGCTGCTGATCGCATTGCCGAACACATCCGTGCTGGCATCGTCGCGCCACTTGACCGTATCGCCTTCAGTTA